TCCCGCCCCGCCTCGCCGGCAAGGATCCGCGTCGGGCCGCCCGCCACGCCACCAGCGGCCGCCGCAGGCGTTCCGGCGATGGTGGCACCCAAGGCGCCCCCGATCGCCCCTCCGGCCAGCCCGGCCGCGGTGGCGAGCTTGATAGCGGTCGCTGCCGCGGCTGCCCCTGCGAGCGGGCCACCGAAGGCGCTGGCCCACGCGAAACTGTTGATGGCGGCAATGGCGACGCCCTTGGCCCCCTCGGCCGTCGCCTCGGCCACGAGGGTCGTCTTGTTGATCGCGCCCAGCACGATCCGCTGAATCCCCAGCCGGACGAGCGTGCTGATCAGGGACGAAACCACCGCCTTGCCGACCGCCCGCAGCGCCTCGCCGGCCGTCCGGGTCTTGGTCAGCACGTCGGCGACCGCGTTGCCGACCTGATCGACCGCCCCGGCGACCACATCGGCAAAGGCGTCTTTCACGTCCTGCGCGAAGGTGCCGATCTCGGTCTTGACCAGCCCGATCGATTCGGCGACCCGCTGCCCGAAGGTCGCCCCGAAGGTTTCCTCGTGGGCCTGCCTGACCTTCTCCAGCGCGTCGACCAGCGCGAGGTATTCGCTGGGGTCGAGGACTTCGCGCAGCGTTCCCAGATCGTCGGCCAGTTGGTGGTAGATGCTGGACTGCTCGCCGGCCGACAGCCCGCCCTCCCGCAGCGCGGCCCCCAGATCGCGCGCCTTCTCAACCGCCGCGTCGGTGGCGGTCGCATAGGTCCGCAAGGCTTCGACCGCAGCGTCCGGGCGGGTGGCGTTGATCACCTCGCGCAGCCGCTCGAAGGCCTCGATCGGCAGCGTGTTTCCGACCTCGTCCATGATGCCGGACGCCGCCTTGAAGATGACCGTCGCCTCGGAGGCGGTCATGTTGCCGCGCTCGATCACCCGCTCGAAGTCGTTGATCTGCTGCCCGGCTTCGGTGGCAGACAGACCGAACTTCCGCACCCCTTCGACGACGCTGTCGGGCCGGATCTTGCGGAGGGCTTCCTCCAGCCGGATCAGGTCGGTGATCGGCAGGGCGTCGCGGAACTTTTCCAAGACCTGCGTGCCGGCGTCGTAGAGGACCTTGGCGTCGCCAGCCGACAGGTTGCCCTCCTTGACCCGCGCCGACAGGTCGCCGGCGAACCGCGCCGCCTTGCCGGCTTCGATGCCGAAGTCGGACAGCGTCTTCACCGCGTCGTTGCCGCCGCCAGCCGCCCGGAAAGCGTTGAAGAACCGCTCGAAATCAGCCGGCTTCATCGACTTGCGGAGGTCGTCGATCTTGTCGCCGATGCTCCGGAGGAACAGGGTCAGCGTTTCGCTGTCGCCGGCGCTCGCCAGCGCCCCGATCTGCTCGGTCGCCTGCCGCGCAAACGCTTGCGCGTCCGCCAGCCGCTTCGAGAATTCGGCCCACACGTCCACCTTGGTCGCGTCGCCGGCGTTGTTGAGGCCGCCAGTGAGGTCGTTAGCCGCGCCGCTGCCGGCGAGGACGGTGTCCCTGAACTTTTCGAGGTCGGCGCGCAGCGTCTCGAACTGCTGGTCCACCTCGCCGGTCTGGGCCCATGCGTCCTTCATGTCGAGGAAGTGTTCGGCCGCGGTGTCGAACGCCTGCGCCGCGCTGTTGCCGAAAATGACCTTGGCGTTCTGCCCGAAGCCGACGATGGAATCGCCGGCGCCGGCGATCCCTTCACCGATGCTCTGTAAGCCGGGCACCTTCGAGATCAGCTTTCCCAGTAGACTCACGAACACGCCCAGCCCGACCGAGGCGATGGCGATCGCCTTGCCGAGAACCTTGTCGATCACCCCTGCCACCGACCAGACGACGACGCCGACGCCATGGAAGCCGGCCCGGATGAGACCGACCACCTTGGCCGCGTAGCTGAGGACCGGGATGCTGCCGAGGATGCCGCTGTTGACCGCGAGCGCCACCTTGTCCGCGCTCAGGCTGGAGAGGTTAAACTTGCCCCCCAAAAGCTCGATCGCCCGGCCCAGCACGCCGGACTGGACCACGCCGCGGGCCAGCGTGTCGATCGCGTTGCTGATCCGATTCTTCATGATGGTCACGCGGTCGCCGGCGTCCAGTTGAATGTCGCCCAGCGTCGCGGTCTTCGCGCGGACCTTTTCGAGAGCCGCATCGTAGAATGCCATCTTTTTCTCGACCTCGGACAGAGCGTCGGCCGTCTTCCCGTGCGCCCGGGCATACTTCTGGTTCGCTGCTTCGGCATCCACGAGGAGCCCGAGGTTGTCGAGGATCAAGCGGCTCTGGCGCCCGATGCCGGTGGTCAGATCCTCCAGCGCGGTCGCCGCGTCACGCCCAACGGCCCGCCCGAGAATGGTGGCGCCCCGGGCCAGTTCAGCGAACGACGCAGCGGTGACCGGCAGCCCCAGAAGCACCGCCTGATTCGCCTGCCGCATCAACTGGAGGTCGGTGATCAGCCCCTTGGTCGCCGTCCGCGTCGCGCCCACCAGCGCCGCCCCGAAACCGTGGACGCCGCCGGTCAGGGCGGTGAACCCTTCGGTGACGCGCTTCACGTCGGCGCCGCGCTCGATCAGGCGGTCGAGCGCGCGAACGATGCCGAAGATGGTGGCGCCCAGCACCAGCGCCTTGATGCTGTTGCCAATCCCGAAGATCCCGCCGATAACGCTGCGGAAGGCACCGACCACCCTCCCCATCGCATGCGCGACGGTTGCCGTCGCTGTGGTCACCTGCTGGAAGGCACGGTGGACGTTGCCGGCGAACGCCTTGACCGCCGGGCTGGCCTTGTCGGTGATCCGCAGGACGACCGACGCAACGTTGGTGGTTTCCTCAGCCATTATCCTTCCGCTCCACCGACTGCCGCTCGCGCTCCCACTTCGCGCGCTCGACCTCGAACACGTCGAGCAGTTCCATCACCGCCCCGCCCTCTGGCGTCCCCGGGTCAATGCCCTCGGCCTCCAAGACGGCGCGCTGCAACCCGAACCGCTCGGTTGACGGCGCAGCGAGCCGCTCATAGAGACGCCATGCGTCCGTCACGGCCGCCGGCGGCTCGGTGGCGTCGGCGAAGAACCGCTGCCAGAGGTTGCACGAGGTGCATTCTATCTCGAACCCCTCGGCCTCTTGGGTTTCGATGCATGGCCCGCAACGCTCGCCTTGGTAGGCGTCGAGTTCTAGGAGGCGACCGACGAAGCTGCGGGCAGCGGTTTTACGGCGTCCTGCACCTCCTGATCCGCCGTGGTGGCGGTCGCGAGGTCCATGAGGTCGGCAATCACGTCCGCCGGCAACATGGACTTGCTCGCCGGCGTGCAGGGCACCGAGGCGCCGGTGGCGTCCCGTACGTTCTCCCAATCGAGGATGACGTGATCGAGGACGGCGGCGCTCAGTGCGTCGTCGTCAACCACCTCGCGCACCTGCCGCTTGACCACCTTGGTGGTGGTGTTGGCCCGGCGCATGGCCGCGCTCGTCCGGCTGTCCAGCCGGCGGTAGAAGATGACCGAGTCGGTGCTGGGGATCTGCCAGCGGAGCCGCTCGTCCGGACGGATGATCGTGATCGACCGCATGCTACCCCTCCTTCACAACATCACGCGGGGCGCCGGCCAGCGCGCAGCCGGCGCCCCTTTTGGGTTGTTCGTTTAGACCGACGAGACGGAGTTGGCGTTGACGATGGTGCTGCGCCACGGGAATCCGTCCGGGGCCGTGAAGGCCCACGTCATGCCGGGCGGGTCAGCGTCCGGCACCAGAATGTCGAACTCGACCGTGACCGGCACCTTGCTCAGGGGGCCGGATCCCGGGGCCTCGAAGCTCGCGAGGACGAGTTTGGAGAATTCCCACAGCCACTTGTAGGTTTGCGCCCCCAGCGTCGGCCCGGTGAACGTCAGGTCGGCGATGTAGGAGGCCTTCTCGGCCGTGCCGACGACGATGTTTTCGGTGTGCAGGAAGTCCGAAGCCGTGGCGTAGTTCGGGAACACCACGCGCAGCTTGCCCTCGGCCGCCCCGCCGTTCGACTCCGGCTCGTCGGGCGTGCCGTCAGCGCGGTTGACGGCGCTGGCCTCCTGCCGCCGATCCCACGACACCGAAATGTCCGAAATGTCGAACTTGTTGGAGTCCGAGATGCTGCCGCCGCTGGCCGCCTTGAGCCTGAACTTCATGCTGTTGAACAGCGCCGCCAGCTTCGCCGAGGCCGGGGTGCCGCTGGCGAGCGAGTAGCTGGGCCGCGTGACCTGATTGAAGATGGCGTTGGGGGTGATCACCATCATGCGGTCGGCCGTCTTCACTTCGAAGCCGGTCACCCGGCAGGACGGGTAAACGTAGGGGTTGCCGACCTTCTTGTCGACGATGCACCCCAGCGCCTTGCCGACGTTGCTGGCCTGCGGCAGGGATTCGTGCTGCCACGCGATCGCGGCCTCGATGAGGGTCACGGTGTCGTTGCCGGCGGCCTGCCCGATGATGCGCTCGGCCCCGGCGTAGCGGACGGCAAGCTCGCCGATCTGGCCGCTGATGTTGAAGTTGGTCCAGTACTCGGCGCCGATCGCCTGCTGCCCGATGTTGAAGTCCTTCACGTCCTCGGGGATGCCGTCCGGAACGGTGATCGTCCGGGCGTAGAACAGATCGCCGGCGGCGGTGGCCGGGGCAGCGTCCGTCCAGACCGTCGCGCCCGAAGTCTTTTTCGGCAGCGAGAGAACCCACGAGCCGGTGTTACCCATCTGCCCTCCTGCCCCTCAATCCCGCGTCACTTCCTCAGACGCCGCCAGCGCGACAACGGCTTCATGCCACGTCACGCCCCCCCAAGATATCGCACCGACCGACGCGATTCTAGGCCCGCCTTCCTGCACGAAGCCGAGCCACCCGCTGCCGACCGCCACTTGGAGCGGCTGCCCGATGGCGTCGTCGCCCAGCAGGGCGCAGACCTGATCGGCGAGGGCGCGGACCTCGTTCTGAGCGACCGTCGCGTCGTTGCTGCCCCCCGCCTCCATCTGCTGAATCCGGATGGTCAGGCGGTGGATCAGTTCATAGGTGCCGTTGGACAGCGGCCGCCGCTCCGACGCATGCTCGATCATCACCAGCCGGCCGCGCTGCGGGAAGCCCCAGACGCCAGTATCGACATCCTGTAGGCCGATGCCGCTGATCGTCGTGACCGCCGCCTCCAGCGCCCCCATATCGAGAAAGGACGGGACGTGATCGTAGACCGGCCCGATATAGGGCACCTTGGCGACCTCCGCGGCCGCTGCGCTGACCAGCGCCGCCACCTGCCCCAGCGGCAGCGTCGCCGTGTCAGCCTGCCCCAGATAGGTCAGGAGGGCCCACGCGAGGTAGCAGGTGCCAGCCGCCCCCCCACCACCAGCGCCGATCGTGATCTGCATCTGGAACCCGGCCGGCAAGGTGATGATCTGCGTCTGGTCGATCCACGCCCCGGCACCGGCAGCCTGCCCGGTCCAGTAGGTGACGACGGTGGTGTCCGCCGTGACTTTCGCGCTGTTGACGCTGGCCGCCACCGGGCTCCCCATCACGATCCGGACTTGGTATTTCCCCCCCGGGAGGCCGAAGATGTTGAGCCGCGACGTCGACTGATTCGACACGGTGACGTTCGAATCGTACCGCTCGTCCGGGCTGACGCCGCTGTCATGATCGTTCTGGCCGGTGGGGGTGCCCGTCCACGTCAGCAGCAGGTTCTTCTCGACTCCGAAGCGCGTATTGTCGACCGGGCTGTTGTCGTCCTTGTCGACCTGATCGTAGCCCGCGAAGGCTTCGGCGGTCGGGGGCGCGAGGTTGAAGCGCGCGTATTCCTTGCCGGCGTAGGACACCTAGACCCCCTGCCCGGCGGCCGCCTGCGCGACAATCTTGGCCGCGTTGGCGCCCAGCGTCTTGACCAGTTGCCCGATCCGGCGCTCAGAGGCCTTGAGGCCCTTGCGGAACATGAAACGCCCTTTCGTCCCGCGGAGGTGGCTCTTGCGCCGCACCAGCCACGCCACCCGCCCGATGGATGCTCGCTCCCGGGCATTCAGGCTGTGCGGCTTGCCCTTCGACCGCGGCGCCACCCCCTTGACGGTCATGGCGCCCCGGCGGACTTTCAGTTCGACCCAGCGCCGGATCGGCGCCAGCGGCGGGCCCGGCTGGCCCGGGCGCCGGCCGAACTCGAGCGTTGCGATGTAGGGCAGGGGGTTGACGACGCGCCCCTCCCAGAGAATCGCCCCCGCCTGAATGCCCCCCGGGCGCGGCGGGTCGATCTGCATGCTGTTCGCGGCCAGCCCGGTGAAGCGCGGCGTATTCTGCGCCACGCGCCGGTGGATGACCGACAGCGCCAGCAGGCCGAAGCCGTGGATCTCGCGGTTCAGCACCAGCAGGGCAGCCGGGCTTTTCTGCGCCATCGCCAGCAGCGGCCCGGCGTCAACCGAGAACTCCAGCCCGGGCATCAGACCCCCCGGGGCCACACCCCGTGCGTCGCGCGCTCCTGATGGAAGGCTCGATCCTCGATCGGGAAGCAGACGGCTTCGGCGGGCGGTTCCTTGCCCTCGCCGAGGACCTGCCGCTCGTAGGCGGCCCGCCACCGCTGCCCGGAGTCGGCGTAGCGGTCGACGATGGCGGTGTAGTCGATGGCGTCAGCCGACAGCGACGGCTCGCGCACGTCCACCGCCCGCTGCGCGATCCAGATGCAGCCGTAGTGACAGGCCAGCGCGAACACCGCCCGCTGGTCGCGCGCCTGAATAGTGTTCGTTCCGGCGCCCACATCGTCCACCGTGTGCGGCAGGCTGTAGGTCAGCAGGAGCGTCTCCTGCGCGCCCGGGGCGGACGTCAGGATCAGGATCTCCTTGACGACGCCGGCCGTTTCTTCCTCGACGACGACCCAGTCCTCGGGCATGAGTTCTGAGCCCTCGTCGCTGGTGTTGGCGGTGGCGCGGACCCGCATGTAACGCAGGTCAGAGAAGCCGGCCGACCAGCCGGTCACGGTGGCGCTCAGGTCGAGCCGCCGCGCGACCCCGTCGCCGACCATCGCGTAGACGCGCGTCCGCGGCCGGTCGCTCTGGTATTCATCGACCGCCTGCGCGATCGCCTCGTCCACGTCGGCGTCGACAAGCTGAAGGTTGACCGGCAGCTTGGTGATTTCGAGCGCCGCCTTGACCTGCGTGCGGTATTCGGAGAGCTTGTTGAAGGTCGCCACGGTGCCCCCAGCTTACCGCAGCGCGACCATCACCTCGACGCCCGCCCCGGTCAGCGTGGCGTGCAGGTCGCCTTTACAGGTGAGGCCGTTCGGGAACATCGCGTGCTTGCTGTCGTTCGCCGTGCAGGACAGCGCCATAAACACGGTCCCGCCAGCGCCGCCCTCGCGGAGCGTCACGGTGGCGGCCGCGCCAACAGCGCGCAGGGTGACCGAGTCGATGATCGCCTGCCGGTCGGCGCTGGTGACCAGCCCGGTGGCCGTCAGGTAAACCGGAGCCGCTGGACCCGACATCGGACCCTCCAAGGTGCCGGCGGGCTAGGCCGCGAGGCCCGGCCCGCCGGTTCGAATCGCTGCGTTACGGGATCAGCCCTTGGAACCCGCGGAAGTCCTCCACCGCCGCCGAGAAGATGTGGCGCACCTTCTGCGTGATCTTTTCGGTGTCGAAGAACGACCCCACGTTGGGAAGATCCTGAATGAACAACTCCGGCTCCGCGTGGCCTTGGAGGCGGATGATCTCGATCAGGTCCACGTCGGCCGGATCCGACACGAGGACCGCTCGGTCGGTGTCCGTCCAGTACGGCACCTCGATCGGGATGATGCCGCGCATGGCGTTGATGTTGGGCTCGCCGTTGCTGGGGATGCCCTGCACCACGCCGCTGCCGGTCACGCCCGCGGTGCTGGTCGTGATCAGGCCGCCGCCGCCCGCCGCCGTCCCGTCGAAGCCCGCGGCCGGCTGGAAGGCGCCGGGCCGCATCGAGGACTGCGTGTGGATGATGGCGATCTCGGTCAGGTCGATGCCGTGGAACAGGTAGCGCGGCCGCAGGTCCAGTTGGAACCGGCTGTCGATATCCTTCTGGAGCCGCATGTTCTTCCGGGCCGTCCACAGCGTCTTTTCCGACATCACCGCCACTTGCAGGTTGGTGTGCGTCGCGTGGAACAGCGCCAGCGTGTCGTACAGCGTCGGGTTGCCGCCGAGGAAATCGAGGACCGCCTTGTGCTCCGTCCGGCGGGCGGCCTTGGCCGCCTGCTCCGGCAGCCGCGTGAACGCCTTGAGGTCGTCGTTCAAGATCGCTTCCCACGTGATCGTGTCGGTGTAGCCGTACTTCGTCAGGCTGAGGGTCACTTCCTGCGCCTGCTCGGTCGGGCTCGCCGACGCGGCCGCATAGGCCCCGCCCTGCGCCACGGTCGGCAGGTCCGGGTACTCGCCGAGCCGCTGCCTACGCTGCGTCTTGAAGTCCGGCACTTCGGTGGACTTCGAGATCAGCAGATGATCCGTCAGCGCCGATTCCCGGTAGAGCTTGAGCAGCCGCTTGTACTGACGGTCGCTCAGGGTCAGCGGGTAGCCGGCGGTGGCGATCGACTCACGGAAGTTGCCGCCGCGGGCGGCCGCCAGCGTGAGAACGCTGGTGATCCCGTGCTTCTCGAAGTCGATCGATTCGAGGACGCCCATGCTGGCCCGGCCGCGCAGCGCCTCGCTGGCGTGCGCCCGGCCGCGGCAGTAGATGTCCCCGGTGATCAAGCCGTAGATCGCTCGCGGCCCGAGGTGGCCCGGCTTCTCGGCGAGCATGTCGTCGATCGCCTGAATGGCCTTGTCGCCTGCCGACTGCCCGGCGACCCCCTCCAAGAGCGGGGCCTGCACGCTGATCGGGGTGGCGGCACGGATCGCTCCGGCGAGACGGGTCTTGGTCGAACCGATGGCCGCCGTGACGGCAGCGGCGTCGAACTTCCTGCCGCTGAACCGCTCGCGCAGGTCGGTGGCGAAGTCCGCGGGCAGGCCGGAAGCGGCGAGAGCCGACTCCAGCAGCATCGCATCGACGCGGGGGTCTGCCGGCGGGTCACCGGCGGGCGCGGCAGCCGGGGCGGCCGCGGGCGCAACCGCTTGCACGGGCGCCGGGGTGGGGGTGACGACTGCGGCGGGCGCCGGAACGACGGCCGGGGCCGGAACGACCTCGGGCATCGCTTCGAGCAGCGCCTCCGCAATCTCCGGCGCCTTCGACTCGAGGATGGCGAAGGTCAACGTCGCCCGCTCGGCTTCCGGGATGGCAGCGTCGAGCTTGTCCTTGAGTTTCGGCAGCCGCTTGACGATCCTGTCGTAGAGCGACTTCACGTTTCCTCCACCACCCCTCTCGAAAAACGATCCCCACGATTCGAGGACGGCTTGCATGCCGCCGCCCGCGCTGGGGAAGTCTACCACGTCGAACGCTTCAACCTTTGCGGGGTTCGGCTCACGGTCGCCGGTCACCTCTCCGGTCGCGTCGATCGACAGGCCGAGCATCTGCTTCCCAACCTTGCCGCCCAGCGCCACCAGATCCCGGACCCAGCCTGCGCCCTCGGTCAGGACGATCTCTCCGAGGACGCCCTGCCCCGGCTCATACCACGCCTTCTCCACCGCCGCGACAATCTGCCGCGGGAAAGAGGTCGGGATCATGGCCCGGATCGACTCTGGGAAGTCGTTCCAGTGTTTCTTGAAATGATCCTTGAGGGTGCCGAACCTGTCGCTCTTGAACTCGAAGCAGCGGATGGGCGCCCCGACCGCCAGTTCGGCCACGCGCCGGCAGGCCGCCTCGGTCCAGTTCCAGCCGTTCAGGCTGCGGCCTTGCGCCAGCAGGCGGGCCCGGATGCGGCCGCCGGCGACCGCCTCAAGGAACTCGCACTCGATCCGCCAACGTTCCACCGTCGCCCCTTACAGCCTTGCGCCGCGGCCGCCATCGCGCGCGGCGCGGTCGAAGATCACGTCGTCCACCAGCTTGCTCGCCGCCTGCTCGCCCTGATAGGCGGACTCGGCGGCCTTGCGGCACTTCTGGTGGTAGATGCCGCGCGGGTCCGTCTCGACGGGGCCGTAGCATTCCCGGCAGAAGACGCAGGTCTGCCGCGGCACCCCGTCCATGCCGACCTCGTAGTTGAGGCCGTCGTTGAGGGTGATCGTGATGTTGGCCTGCGGCCCGAGGTCGCCGCCCAGCAGATTCGAGAAGTGCATGGTCAGGCCCATCACGTCCCCGGACCCCGCGAGCCGCTGGAGCCGGATCGGCCGCTTGACGCGCCCCTTGACCGGGTCGTCCTCGAAGCGAACCTCCGAGTAGTAGAAGCGCGGCCGGGCGACGCGGATGAAGAAGTCGATCGCCTTGGCCGCGACCATGGCGTCGCCCTCGGTCAGCGGGCGCACGACCCCGACGCGCCGCGGCATGCCCTGACTGGTCTGACCCTCGTGCGAGACGATCTTCTGCCACGCCGGGTCGCCATGCTTGTTGAACGGTACCTCTGCGAGCCTTTCGGTGACTTGTTCCACCCCTCTCACCTCCTGCCAGTCAGGGTACGGTTCAGGCCGGGTTGGTGTCAAGGTGCAGGCCGAGCATTCTGGTCCAGCCGTCCAGCCGGTCGATAATCTCCTGCTCAGGCAGCCCGATCAGCGATTCGTTATCGGCCCAGACACGCGCCCAGTCGCCCGCCAGTCCGGCGCCATCCAGCACCGCGATCCCGGCAGGCAGCAGCGACAGGATCGCCAGCCCGCCCTCATGCCCCTCGCCGCGGATGACCAGCCGGCGCCCGGCCGACTCCTGCACCACGGCGCGCGCTGGGCGATCGCGGTGGAGCCAGTCCTGCGATTCCGGCGTCGCGTCAAGGTTCAGCGCCGTGATCCCGTCGATCGTGATGAATGCGTCGTCGCCCATCAGAACGCCCCCAGCTTCTTGAAGTAGTCGTAGGCCCCTTGCATGATCGCGTCGGGCACGTCGCGCACCTCCAGCCGCCCCAGCTTCCAGAGCCGCACCGCCAACACCTGCGCCTTGGAAGGATTTTTCGGCTTGCCACCGTAGACGACCGAAGCCGTGCCGCGCGAGGCAGCCTCGGCGCGCACGAGATTCACCCTGTCGTTGAGGCCCACCGTCAGGACCACTTTCTTGATCGCCATAGGCCGCCCGCCCAGCACGATCCGCTCGGCCTCCCTGGCCCCATGGGCGAGATAATCGCTGCCCTCGAAATACTCGGCGAAGGCCGCTGCATAGTTGGTGCGCGCCTCGAAGACGACGCCCCACGCTGACTGCCCACGCCGGTGCGCCTCGCTGGCCTTGTAGGACCACGACGAGGCGGTGCTGTGGAAGATCAGCGCGTCCTCGCTCTCGCCAGCCACATCGCCGAGCATCTGGCGCATGAGCATCGTGGCAGACTCTTCGCTCAATGAGATCCCGCGGAAAATGGCCTTCGATACCGCCCGTCGGTGATCGGAAGCGACCATGTAGGCGATGCGGCGCCGGGCCCAGTCGATGAGGTCGTCCTCGGTCACGCGGACGCCGGCCTTGGCCCGATCGAACAGACTTTGCAGCAGCGGCAGCATGTACCGTTCTAATGCCTTCTGCGGGAATGTCGCTGCGTCCGGGATGTCCATGTAGGTCTTGAAGCCCGGGCCGAGTGCCCGGCCAACGATGTGCTGCAACGCTGCCCCCAGACCAGAGGTCGAACTACCGGACCATTGTGAGAAGACGCTCGTCTCGAAATCCTTGAACACCACGTCGGCCAGCGGCCCGTAGCGGTCCCCCCTGAACGAGCGCAGGTAGGCCAGCAGGCGCGAGCCCACGTCCGATCCGGCCGCCTGGTTGGCTTCGTACTCGGCGACGTAACCCTTGATCTTTTGGAGCGCCTCGGCGTCGGCGATCCCCAGATAGCCGGCAGCCGTCTCGAACCGCTCGGTGGCGGTCTTGAAGGTCACCTTGGTCGGGACGCCCGGCACCTTGATGCCGGCTGGCCGCTTGACCTTGACCTTGGTGGCGGTGGCTGTCGAGGCCGCGGCAGCCTGTTTCCACAACGCCTCTAGCGTCTCCTTCGCCCACGCCAGCATGTAGTCGCGGCGCGCAATGAGGGCCTTGGCGATGCTCCCGGCAATGTCCGCCCCGAAGCCGCCGCGCCCCACCGCTGCCCGGATCGCCTCATCGGTCAGTGTGGCGAGCTTGACCTTGATGCGATCGGCGATCTCGCCCGGCGACAGCCACCCGAACACCGTGCTCGCCTGCGGGGCCGTAACGTGGTTCCGCAAGGTCGTCAGTTCACCGACCTCTGCGAAGAACGACGGCTTGAGGGCGCCCTGCGCACGCCAGAGCAGCGAGCCGCCGAAGTCCAGCACCATCGGCTTCCCGTCCTTGAGGACGAGGTTGTCGAACTCGAGGCCGACAGCGTCCCAGTTGCCGGTCAGCGCGGCGTGGACGAACTGGTCGGTCAGGTCGGCCGCATTGATCCCCTTGAGATCGCCCGGGCTCTTGAAGCCGCCGGCGGGCATCTTGAGCGGCTCGAACTTTACGGACGGCTTGATCACGCCCACCAGCCCGGTCGCCGCCGGATCGCCCAGCGCGAATATCTGCGCCGAGGCGCTCGGCAGGCCCATCGCATCGGCGAGGGCGGTGCTGACGACCTCGGCGCCGGCCTGCCCGACCGCGTTGGGCCACTTGATGAGGACCGTCTTGCCAGCATCGGTGCTGTAAAAGCCGCCCGGGGTGCTGCCGCCGCTGGAGCGCAGCAGGGTCGCCGTCGAGCCGTCCGGCAGGCGCAGCGACTTCGGAATGCCGCCGGCCAGCTTCGCCGCCTGCGATTGCGCCGGGGCGGTGATGTAGATGCCGCCGGTCATCGGCGCATGCGCTTGCGCGGCCGCCTTCACCGCGGCCGCCTTGGCCGCCGCCTGCGCCGCCGCCGCCGCTTTCGCCGCCCGCTCGACCTCCTTGGCCGCGTCCTCGGCGGCCTTGAGAGCCGCCTTGGCCGCCTGCGCCGCCGCCGCCGCATCGGCGAGGGCGCTACTGATCACCTCCTGTGAGGCCGCGGCAATCTCCTGCGCCGGGCCAGCGACGATCTCTGCCAGCACCGGCACCGCTTTCGCTGCCGGGAAGGGGACGACGTTGCTGACAGCCTGCTCGGGGGCTTGCCCGGCCGGCTTCGGGCCCGCGGGCTTGGTCATGGCGAACTGCGCGCTCCCCTGCCGTCGAGCCATTCTGGCCGCCGTCTCGCGGTCGATGAAGAGCATCATGCAGCCGCAGTTGATCGAGTTCGCGGCGCTCAGGCTGGGCCAGCGGGGCCAGCGGGCGCGCTCGCCGCCGGCGTAATCGGTCGGGTTGGGAGGGGCCTTCATGGTGGCCGGGGGCGGCACGTCGAAGAATCCGTCAAGCTCGCGCAACTGCCCGTCGATAGCGGCGTGGTTCTCGCGGCTGATGCCGCTCCAGCGCCAGATTTTCACCACGTCGAGGTTGAGGTCGGCCATCTGCTGCCCGACCGCATCGGTCGCCATGCTGGCGACGCGCTGGGTTTCGGTGCGGAAGATCGCCTCGGCGCGGTTGCGGTAGGTCAGCGCCCCGGCGTCGCTCAGGATCTTCTCCAGCGTCGGGATGCCGCGGCTGAAGTCCGCGCCGATCACGGCCCGCTGGATGGCGCCGTTGATCTCCTTCCGCAGCCCGGCGGTGATTTCGAGGATGAGGTCGGCGCTGAACCGCGCCTGCACCAGCGCCACGGGGCCGCTGATGCCGGTCAGCGCGGTCAGGCTGCCGAAGCCCGCCGGCAGTCCCTTGAGCGGCATGATGGCCGCCTTGGTGCCGAGGGCGGCCATGCCCTTCATGCCGTCCATTAGCCCGGACTGGAGGTCGAGGTTCAGACTTTGGACCGCCTAATCGACGCTGGCGCGCAGCGCGGCCAGATGCTCGACGGTGAAGGCGCTGGGCGCCGTCAGCCCCCCAAGCTGCACCGACAGCGCCTCGAACCGCTTTTTGAGGAACTCGCTCTGCTGGCGCAGGGCGGTGCGCGCCTCCCGGAGGATCCGGTTGGTGTCGTCAACCGCCTTTTGAAGCTGCTTCGCCGTGGCCGGCATGATGTCTTACTGCGCGAGTGAGGCGTAGTTCTTTTCGGCCCGCGTCTGCTGCACCTGATCCCCAGCAGCGGTGCCGAAGGGGCTGGTCTCGACGGCGGCCTTGGCCGCGATCTTCTTCTGGTCCACGCCGGTCAGCTTCTCGTCGATGGTGAACCCGGCGTTGCGGATGGCCTGCACGAAGACCGACGAGGCAAGCTCCTGCCGGATGGTCCCGTCCGAGGTCAGGGTCGACAGGCCGTTGGCGAGGCTGGCGAGCGCCGCCGTCTGCTGCCCCGCCTCGCGGCTGCCGATCTCGGGCGCGATGACGCTGAACGGCACCGCAGCATATTTCGCGTCGAGGGCCGAGGCGAGGATGGCGCGGGTGAGGCCGAACATGACGAGCGCCTTGTAGAAGTTCTTGATCTCGCCTTGCCGCCGCAGCAGGCGCCGGGCGGGGACGCTGTTCTGCTCGGCCAGCGTGGCGCGGTTGGTATCGTCGCCGGCGCCGCTGAAAGCCTCCGGATAGCCCTTGGCCCCGTAGGTGATCAGGCGCAGGATGCGCTCCAGCCGCTCGATCTGATCCACCCCGACCACCGGCACCTTGACGTCGATCTCGACGCGGTCGCTGTGGGCGATGGTCTGGAGGGTCGAGGGCGCCTTGTCGAGCCCCAGTTGCTTGACGATCTTCTTGATTTCCTTCTGGTCGCGCGGGTTGGTGACCGTCACGTCATAGAGCGCGGCGGTCAGGACCCGGGCGCGGTCGCCGACGCGGAACATGATCTCGTCGTGCAGGTCGGAGTAGTCGAGGACCGACAGGAGGTCCGGCTTGCCGCGCCGCGCGCCGCTGATCCTGTTCAGGGCGAGGGAGAAGCAGGCGCCATCGAACAGGGAGGACAGCCCTACCCCCGCGCCGCTGCCCGGGTAGGTGATCCGCACCTTGCCGGGCGGGATCGGGGCGTCGGCGCTGCCCGTCCCCGTTTCGACGACAATGTCCGGGGGCAGGTAATTGAGGACGACATAGATCAGCGGCGGGTCGTTCGGGAGCGGATTCTCGACGATCAGGTAGGCGTCGCGCCCGCCGGCGTCCTGCTGGACTTCGATGATGCGGGCGCCGTCGAGCAGGCCGAAGGCGACGTGCCCGTCGAGGTCAACGCGCTGCACGGTCAGCGCCAGTTCGCCCTCGATCAGCGCCGCGGCAATCTGCCCGCCGTGCTTGCAGGCGAAATCATTCTCGCGCTCGGTCCAGAAGCCGTTGAGCCAGTCGCCGAACGTCTCGTCCTGCTGGTCGGGCGCGAGGTGCAGGCCGTCGCCGATGATGAAATCGAGCGCGATGTTGATCAGGTTCTCGGGGATGCCCTTGGTGTGGTAGGCGCGGAGGGCAAGCTGGCGCAGCTTCTTCCGGTGCAGGTCGGTGAAATCCTTGTAGCCGTCCGCGTTCGAATTGATGCCCCTGAACATGGCCTGATTCTGGTTCCCGGGCAGGCGCCCATCCGGGTCCAGCGTGAAGGGGTCATCGAGGGCCTTGCGGTAGGCGCGGGCGCTGGCCTCGGCGGCGACGTCCTCAAGCTCCTGCCGGTGCCGGGCGCGCAGCCCGAGCGCCGCCGCGGCGACGGTCTGGACTCGATCGAGGAATCGCATGCGCCTCCCTCAGTAGGGGCGCCGGCCCGTGCTGATCGACTGCCGGACGCCGCCCGTTGCAGCGATGCTACCACGGCGCGCGGCGCTGGCGTACCGCTGCGCCGTGCTGTCGGCGCCGCGGCTGCTGGCGGCCACCGCCGGGCCGATCTGGAGGGGCCATTCCTCGTGGACCCAGTAGCCGGCGGCATCGCTCAGGTGCGTCCGCAGGGGGTTGCTCTTGTCGATGACGCGCGTCCCCGGCTTCCAGCACACTTGATCGAGGTCGAGGATCAGTTCCTTGCAGCGCGGGTGGACGATCAGGTGTCGGGTCTGGTCGGCGCGGCAGAGCTTGCCATTGACCGCCGCGATGCGGTCGACGACGAGCGGGTTGTCGCGCCGCTCGGTGACCATGCGGAAGCCGCGGTAGCCGCGCAGGTGTTCGGCGATGACCGCATAGTCGGACTTGCCGGTGGTGGCGCCCTTGGTCTGCCCGGTGGCGTCGCCGTAGATCCAGATGCCGGCGCGGTGGTGCGGGTAGCGGTTGATGATCTCGGCACAGACTTCCGGGGTATTGCCGCCGGCGATGGCGATCTCGTCGAAGGCCCATGCATCGCCCTTGACGTCATGCCCCAGCACGCAGGCCATGGGCGCCGGGTAGCTGCTGTTGAAGTCGAAGCAGGCAGCGATCGGCAAGCCGGGCTGGTAGCTGGCGCGGCTGCTGACCGAGGCGTCGAAGTCGAACATGGGGTAGCAGCGGCCGCTGTAGATGTTGACGAACTTGCCGCGCCGCTCCTGCTCGGCCATGAGGGGGTCGTAGCCTTCGAGGATGAGCATGTACTGCTCGGGCAGGTAGGGGTTGTCGTCGCTGGTGGCTGTGATCAGGCGATAGCCGAGGTAGGTCCGCAGGCCCACCGGCACGGCGGCAATGTCGCCCCGGCGGCTTCGAGCGCGGCGCGCGCTTCCATCGGCCGGAGCTTGAAGTCCATATAGATCCAGTTCATGCCGGCAGGCGTGGTGGTCAGGCGCAGCTCGATCGCATCGCAGGCGGCATCGCGCAGGCGGCCGCGGATGACGTCGATGGCGCCCTTCTCCATGTCCCGCACCTCGTCGCCGTAGGCCCAGCCGAACTCGACGCCGCGCAGGTCGTCGAAGTTTTCCGTCGAGCGCAGGTAGACCTCGGTGCCACCCTCAAGGTTCAGGATCATATCGGTGCGGTTGAGGTCGTAGGGGACGCCGTGGTCGCCGAGGTGCTTGACGAGCCGGTCCAGTGTGGCGCCCTTCAACTGCCGGTAGGTGTTGGCGAAGACCAGCCCCTTGACGCCCGGGTTGGCGAGGGCCTTCATTTCGGACCACAGCGTCCCCACCCACGTCTTGCCGGCCCCGAGGCCGCTGACCAGCGCCACGGCGAAGTCGTCAGCGTGCATGAAATCGTACTGGTGGGTCAGGAGCCCGATCTGGACATCGACCTTGCTCTCGGGGCCGTCTTCCTCCAGCGGGCGGGCGAGGTGTGTGCGGGCGCTCTTGTTGGGGATGCGGGTCATGCGCCCGGCAGCGCCGCGGTGATCGGGGGCAGGGTGATGGTCCTGCCGGAGCCCAGCTTGCCGCGCGGGCCGTTGGCGACCAGCGTCAGGTTGAAGTTGTAGTTACGGGTGCCGGGCTGGCGCGACTCATCCGGGCGCTCGCGCCATTCCTTCGGGCGCCTGTTCTTGAGCCAGAAGATCATCGACGCCACATCGCCGCTGCACGCCTTGTCGTAGAGGCGGGCGACGACGGCGCCATCGGCGACGGCGCGCGCCTCGTTCATCTTGCGGCGGAACGGCTCGTCCCGCTGCATCTTCCGGTAGACGACCGCCAGCGGCAGGTTCAGGGCGCGGCAGGCGAGGGCAACATCGGCGCCGGCGCTCAGGGCGCCGACGAGGGCGATGGTGTCGATCCGACTGATGCGCTCGCTGCGGTATCGCTTGCTCTTTCCCACCCGAACTCCCAGCAGGGCCCGACATAGCGGCGCGTCGAGGCGTGGGGCACATCCGTCTCGCGCACGACCTGCCGGCCGTAGCCGTCGACGGAGATTTTATCAGGGGCGACGTAGGCGATGTTCAGGAGCGGCATCGGGGTCAGGTTGGCCCCCGGCAGGTTGCCCGGGATCTCCTGCTGCGGCCATGCGCCGATGATCTTGGTCACCAGCGCCGGGCGCGTCTCCCCAACGGGGTTGGTGTAGTCGACGACCATGCCGACCGCCAGCGGTCGCGGCGGCACGCCGGGTCGGGCCGTGGTGTCGATCAGGTTGGGTATGCGGCCGTTCAGCATGCCGCCCATCCTACCACGAGGCGATCTCCTGCATGCCGGGCGCGAAGGGGTACAGCTTGCGCCAGACGCTCACGCCGTCCTCATGCACCGCGCAGCAGGGGGCCCGCTCCGGCGGGTGTTCGCCCAGCGGCAGGCTCAGGCGCCCATGCGTCCAGTCCTTGCACACGCGGCAGCGGAGCAGGCTGTCGCGGTCGGTCGTCCGCACCACGATCGCCGTCCGCCGCGACCACTCGTGATGCTCGGCGGCCTCGGCCGTCTGGTGGACGCAGGCTTGCTCCCGGCAGGCGCCATCGGGCCAGACCTTCTTGTCGCGCATAGTGGTCCAGTCCCACAGCCCGGTGGCCTCGCCGCCGGGCCCCATCCGCTCGCGCGCCTGCCGGTAGTTCATGCGTGCCGGGTCTGATCGTTCACGCGCAGGGCCTCATAGGCGGCCGGTAGCATGCGCGCAGCGATCGCCTCTGCCCCGGCCTCGACTGCGGTCACGATGCGGGCAGCCGCATCGGCTCCGAACAGAATGTCGAGGCTATTGCCGAAGGCGCGGTAAGCAGGCATCGTCGCCTCGTCCTTGTGGCAACGCAGCGAGACATAGCGGTGCCTGATCACGAGGGTGTTGCCCTTGTTGATGGTGAACGGTGAGACGCGGCAACCGAACGGTTTGTCTGTCGGCGCCTCCTTGGGGCTCCAGTTCAGCCCGGTCGTATGCAGCCCGCAGAGGTGATCGGCGGTCTTGAACGGGCAGAGCTTCCCGGCCGGCAGCAGCATCCCGCCGGACGATGCATAGCCGTACTTGTCGGCGAGGCGGACGGCCTCGTCCGGCAGGACAGCCACGCGCGCCGGGCCGGTGCTGCTGTCGCAGCAGGCCGCGTGGCAGGTGGTGCGGATGTAGTCGGGGTCGCAGCCGTGCCAGAGCGTCCGCAGCCACCGCCCTGAAACCTTGACGGCCACCCGCCCGTCGTCAGCCGGGGCCACAAGAGCCGCTGCCGCCGGCGCCTCTTTGTGGGCCGTGGGCCGGATCGCCTGCACCTCGCCGCATGCCTTCGTCGCCAGCCGCGGATCCCCCTTCACGAACACGAGGACATTCTGGTGCGTCTTCCCCAGCTTGCGCGACGCCTCGAACGCCCGCGCCGTCCTGATCGGCAAGCTCCCCACCGCCGTCACAAGGATCGCCTCGTTGTAGTAGCTCAGCCCCGCCCCCAGCAGAATATCAATCACGTCAGGCACGAACCGCCGGTAAAACCGCGCCCCCCCCTGCTCCCGAATCTCGCCCACGACAATCGCGAAGAACCTATTTACTTTCAACAGGTTAGCCGCCCCCCGCAGCATCGCCAGCAGCCCCGCAAGAAACTCCGTGTAGCTCGCCGCATTACTCAGGTCCGCAGGCTCCCCAGAATACCGCTCAAGATCGTAGTACGGCGGACACGTCAACACAAAGTCCGCCTCCAACCCCAGACCACCAACCTCCCGCCCATCCCCTACGAGCCAGACCGGCTCATGGACCACCGTCCTCTCCTGCCGCAGCACCCCCAACACCGGCCCCGCTACGAGCCGATCCGCCTCAACCTGACCCACCCGAATGTCAACCCCCGTGTACCGCCTCCCAAGAGCCGCCGCCACCAAACCCCGCGTCGGACCACCGGCACAGGGGTCAAGGACCAAACCCGCCTCAGGACAGAACCACGATATTAGGATCTCGGCCAGCACAGGGTCGAACGCAGAGGTGCCCGTAAGGAGGCCGCCCCCCTCCCCCTCGAGGTCGGTCGCGCTGGTGGGCGGGGCTGGGCCGGGCCTGCCGAAGCGCTCCTGATAGGGGTCGGGCCGCTTGACGTCCAGATGCTCGGGGATGGAGCCATGCTTGCGGGCCGCAAGTCTGGGCGGGTCAGCAGTTAGCTCGCCTTGGGGTGCATTCGCGTGCGCCTGCCCCCGTGGGCCCGTTGGTGGGCCCTGTTCCTGCGCTGACTCAATGCCAGCTTGGCTCTTCGTGGGCCCGTTCGTGGGCCCTGCGGGCTGGCGTCTGCCCTTGCCGCGCTGCATCATGGCCGTCGGGCTCATGTTCAGCAGGTTGTCGCCCCTGCCAGCCTCGTCCACCAGCCCGAGGTCTTGCCACGCCCGCTTGCGGTCCTGCCAGTAGCCTTGACGGGCGTCAAGGACGCTGAACGGGGGCACGATGAAGCGGTGCGAGAGTGTCCGGGCCGCCTGCTCCCGGCGCCGACGGTCGGGGTCGCCTCGGAACCGCTCGATCAGGGCCTCCACCTCAGCAGAGGCGAAGCCAGTAGCCCCCATGGCCACGCCCCCGTCCCGTAGCTCGGCCAGCAGCCGCCCCAACAACCCCTCGTCCCAGCGGCCACCGATGCGGTTCAGGGCCAGATTCAGGCGCTTTTCGTCGGCCTCCGGCAAGTCCACCCACACCACCGGCAGGGCAGGGAAGCCCTCGGCCTGCGCCGCCCTGACCCGCTGGTGGCCCCCCACGATGCGCCCCGTGGCGGCGTTGACGATCACCGGCTGCACAGGCCCGAACTCCCGCAGGCTGGCCCGCAGCGCCGCAAGCTGCTCCCCCTCGATCCGCCGGGGGTTGTAGGCGGCCATCATGCCGGCAAGCTGGGCCACTGGGAGAGTGTCTGGGCGGGCCGTAAGTCTCGGCGGGTCAGCAGTTAGGCGGCTCTCATGGGGCCCGGGCGCCGCGGCCGCGCGAGCCTTCGGGCGGGTCCGCGTTTTTCTCTCCGCGTCCATATCCTCGCTCATGTCCTCGCGAAGTCGTGCGTTTGCGGGCGGTTACGCTGTGGTGGTTGGTTATTCGTGTCCATCCGGTTGCCCGGTAGGTTGTCCGGGCTCGGTTGTGGTGGTGATGGTGTTACGTCCTCTGGTAGGGTGACATGATCGGTGTCGGGTGGTGGTGGGGTCGGTTGCGGCGTGGGTACGGTGTCGGCGGTGGGCGCGTCTGGCTCGGTCGGCAGCAGGGGTTCGCCAGCGTCGATCTGGGCGAGGGCGGCCTTGAGCGCGTCGTTCTCGGCGATGGTGGCCGGGTCGACGGAGCCGGTCAGGCCGGCGGAATCGTCGTCTTTGGGCGTGCCCTCTGGGAGGGCGTCCTCGGGGTCGCAGGTGTTGAGGGCAGCGGCAAGCTCACCGGCGAGGGCTTGGCAGGCGTTCTCGGCGATGCCCTGCGCGACGTTGCGGTCGCAGACGCCGCCAGTGAATACCCCGGTCAGGCCGAGCGTCAGGCGGGGGCTGTGGTAGGCGATGCTGATCTGTCGCATGGATGGGCCTCCTTTGCCGGCAGGGCGCCGGCGTATTGAACGGCGTGGCTGGCCCTGGCCTGTTTACCGCAGGCCCGGCTCGACCGTGGCGCCGGCCACGAACGAATCGAGGATCTTCTCCCGCACGACGCTGGCGAGCCGGTCGGCGACCGCGATGCGCTCGTTCTTCAGCATCAGGCTCTTGTAGCCGCCCAGCGTGATCGTGCCGGTCATGTTGTCGCCGATGGAGGCGTCCTCCTAGGTCAGGTCAATGTTCCCGATCGCCATCGCTGCTCCCTCCCGCGCGCACGCGCTTGCGCCAGTCTACCACCAACAACGCCGCCGCGGCGCCACCGGGTTTTGGACCGGGCGGGACCCCACAGCCCTGCCCGGCTGGCCCCTCCACCCCAAGAACGGACGCGCCGCGGCGGCGAACCTCAACTCTTCGGCGCCAGCAGCCCCACCCGCACGCGGATGATCTGCTTCGTCACGCAGTCGTAGGTCGTCTGCGTGTACGTCCCGTCAGCGTTGATCCGGATGGTCATGCAGCAGGCCCCGGTCGGGCACTCCCCCGCCAGCGTCGGCGTCGGCAGCGCGAGGTAGAATACCCCCACCACCAGCCCCGTCATGATCCCCAACACCGCCAGCAGCTTCAAGTAATCGCGCAGCATCCTACCCTCCCGGGGCCTCAGCCCCATGCTTCTCAGACGTTCTACCAGCTACCGAAACTAGGCGTCCGTCCGGGCTTTTTGTCCCACCTGTGGATGGTATCAATGGGCCCGGCTGCCACTGGCTTAAAACCCTGTGGTGACGGTCCGTGGATGCGGGCGCGGCAGAAATAGCAGCGGATCGGCTTGTCGCCAGTGAAGCCGTAAAAGACGCGCTGGCAAGATGAGCAGGACATGAAGTCCATCATCCACTGTGCGCCTTGGCCGCCGGCGTCGACCAGTCGAAC